ATTCTTGCCTACAACGCCGTCCACAGTCAGGCCGTTCGCTTTCTGATACTGTCTGACAGCGGTAAGCGTCTTGGTGCCGAAATGCCCGTCAATCACGCCACAGGTGAAATCCGTTGTGTGATTCAAGAGCCATTGAAGCACCTTGACTTGTGTTCCTTTACTGTTGATGCGCAGCGTCTTCATGTCGTACACCACGCTTTCCGTTTGAGGCTTGTTTTCGGCCTTCTCAGGCGTTTTAGCCTCTTGCTTGTTGTCTCCCTTGGGTTTTGTCGCAGGGGCTACAACAGGCGTTTCTGTGCCGTTCAGACGGGCTTGCACTCGTTCTCTGAACTTGTCCATGTTATCCCCGAAGTGCTTCATCCAGCTAATCGGGTCTCCGTGATTGTTTGCATATCCCACCTTGTGGGCTTCTGCATGGCTAGTGATGTTGTCAGCCGTCCAGCCGTACATCTTGCAAAGGCGTGCGCAGTATTCCTCAGCTACCGCAATCGCCTTCCAGTAATACTCACTGTCCGTGTTGCTTCCCTGACAGATTTCAAACTGCAAATATGCATGCGGATTGTAGTTGTAACTGCCCTTTGAGCCGCCGCCAGCGCCCCAGCATGCAATGTCGTGGGGCAGGGTTTCTGCAACGATCACGTCACCAACCTTGTCCTCTCCGATAAATGCATGAACAGACTTCGTGGCATTGGCCTTGTTCCAGTGGTTGTTGTACTGATTCTTGCCCAGCCGTTCTTCCGAATCAACATATCGGCGCAGCTCCCGGTTGACTGACCCTGTGCTATGCACAAACACACCAACCGGGGTAATCGCCTTCTTCTTCGCGTTATAGCACGGATGCTTCGTGAAATATGCCTGAATGATATCCACGTTGCATCCCTCCCTTCGCTATTACTCGCCGTCAGGCGGAATGTGTTCAAGCAGAACGTCCTCCACGACAACTTCTGCCTGTTCCATCTTCTTGATTTCAGCGTTGACAAGTGCCTTCAGAGCGTCCACGTCCAGCTTAATCTTGTGCTGTGCCAGGAAGTCAGCCACATAGGCCAGCTTTTCATCGCCCTTGCCAGCACCGTACAGCTTCTCAGCCGCCAGCACACCAATGCTAACCCAGCCCTGGGCCTTCGCCAGCGTTTCATTGCCGTAACGCTCCTTCAGCCAGGGAATCAGGAAAACAGTGATCGCAGTCACCGCCAGACCGATGAGAGCTTCAACGATAGGGGTAAAGTCAATCATGATGATGCCTCCTTACAAATTTGAGTTTTTGTATGTAAAAAGGCCGCATTTCTGCGACCTGTTTACCAACATGGGTTATTCCTTTGTAGCATCAAGGTACTTGCGCTTGAATTCCTCAAAGCTGTCTGTCTTGTCCAACTCAAAGTAATCAGCGCGTTCCTTCAAGGTTTCCAGTTCCTTTTCATCCAAGCCCCACACGGCGCGGGTCAAGGAAATGCACCGACAGTGAATGTCTTCCTCTGGCAGACCAAATCCACCAGGCTGCATAGCTGTCTTGCCGTCAATCTCATAAGGCTCATCAACCTCCCGGATCTGACCGTCAAGCCGCCTGTGCGTGTCCCTTGTCCTGCCATCCAGCGTTGCGTCCCATTGCTTCATGATGTTGCAGCCCTGCTTCTTGGCTTCCACTCTCGCGTCCTGGGAGGCTTCTTCCCTGATTCGGTGCGATTCCGTTAATACAATGGTTCTCGCCCGTTTCTTCGCAATGTCAGCCTGATTTGCCACATTCCGAATGATTTCAGAATAGGACATATTCCCAGCAATGCCGCGAGAGATTTCAGCAGCAATCACTTTGCGCAGGTGCTTCGTATCCACGCCAAGCGACTTGTACAAGCCCTCACTGATTGCACTGTTCGTCACAAGAGCCTTTACGACTTGTGCCTGGTCAATAGGCATGGTCAAGGGCAATCCCTGCTTGTGAAGGCTATAAATGACCGCCACAAGGCCGTCTGTGTAGCTTTCCTTCAGGTATTCCTCAATCGTCTCGTACTCCTGCGTGTGAAGCCGTTCAAGGATTGCTTCTACCTGGCCTTTGAGCGCTTCCTGAGACTGCTTGCGGTACACTCTGTTTTGCAGTAGCTCGTCCGCTTGCAGTACCTTGATGCGCTCGTTTATGTCCCGCAAAGCCCTTGCATACACCTTTTCAAGAGCTTCCAGCACACCTTTCTCCTCGTCCAGCATGTACGCAAATGCGAGTTTTTCATGTTTACGCATTCAGCATCACATCCGGCTCAGGTTCGGTAGGGGAATTGGCAAGCGCAGTCTGTGCGGCAACAGGGTCAAGCGTCGGGTCTTCCTTCGGCAGCTTGTCCTTGATTTGCTCATAGTCGATGTCGTGAACCTCGCACAGCTTCTTCAACACCGTTTCACTGTCAAAGTATGCCGCAACATCCAGGATGGCGTTACCCTCAGCCTGTCTCGTCTGCGCTTCAACCAGGGCAATCTGTGCGATTTCATACGCATTGGAAGGTACTTCACGCTCGTCAAAGTCGAAGTGGATGTCCTTCTGCGCATACGCCGTTTTATTCGTCGCATTGATTTCTTCAAGGTCAAACTCCAACACCTGGCGCAGGAACGACTTCAAAGCAATAACCTTCTTGTTAGCCTTCAAATCAAGCCGCGCATACATCGACTTGATCTCAATGCTCGTCTTTGCGCTGGTGTCCTTCCTGCCGTCCGGGTCAAGAGCCATGCCAAAGCGGTAAATGTTCTCCTTGTCAATATCCATCTTGGCCTTCCGAGCCTCTACAGGGATATCAACAGTCTTGATGTCCAAATCACCGTTCTCCGGCACACCCACATGCTTCTTGGCGCGAATGTTCGTGATGACTTCATCCAGGTTATCCCCGTCAAATCCCTTGATGACGTACAGAGAAGTGTTTGTATCCTGCAACGTGTTGGACAGGTCAACATTCATCAGGTCATAGTCATCAATGATGTTCTTGATGGGGAGAAGGTCGCTGCCTTCCTTGCGGTTGTTCTTCAGCTTGATGAAGGGAATCTTGCCATAGCCACCATCACTAAAGAGCTTACCGTTCTTCGTGTACAGCGTATGAGGACGGGGATTTTCCTCCTCATCCGTATCCAGCGTGATGTCACCATCGTCAATCTGGTGATAAACCGTTACCTGTTGAGCATCCCATACCTCAATCCGCTTGATATGCCTACCCTTGTTATCAACGCGCTCAACATACCAGCGAATCAGGTATTCGCAGTTATCGTCCGTCTCCTTGGCTCTCACTTCAACCACGCCAAGACCATCAGCGCATTCCCACCGATTGCGGTTCTCCGCATCCTTGGAGCAATAGAAGTAGTCAAAGCCCTTGACGGAGCTGCCAGTCAGCACATCGTACAACTCCTCAATGAACTTGTCATTGTTGTTGTACCGTTCATCCAGAATTTCCTGCAATTCGGGAATCTCCGACTTGATGAACCCTTCCTTGCCTGAAAGCACATACTGAACACCCTGATCTGCAATCTCCGTGAAGAAAGGATGGGCAATCCTAACATTGCTGTTTACTTTGTCTTCCTGCAATCGACCGTCACCGTCAACGTAGTAGATTTTGCGGTCAAGGATATCATGCTTGCCCTCGTAGTAGTCCTGTCCAAGCTGCGCAGCCATCTTTCGTGCGCTGGTGCGGTCATTTTCGATAAACAGCTTGATCTGCTCTGCTGTCAGCATATGCGTTCACCACCTTTCTTCATTGCATTAGAAAGAGGAACGGCATAATTGCCGTCCCTCTGTGTTGTAACCTCAAAGTCTCGCAAATCTGTACACCCTGCTCCCGCTGACCACCAGCACATCCCCTTCCGGCTGTATCACGCCCCACCAGCCGACCAGCCAGCGGCCTACCCGCAAGCAGGGGGCGATCTCCACGCACTCCAGCGCCATGCTGTCCCCGTCCACCGTAATTAAGCAGGCCATGTCGTATAGCTGCACGGCGGACAGGTCAGCCGTGGTAGTCACGATACCGCCCTGCCACAGCATCCCGCAGCACCCGCAGTCAGACCCGTGGGAGGCCGTCATGACCTCCGCACGGATGTCTGCCGCAGGGATGAGGATTTCTCCTGCGAGGTGCAGGGAGGGCTGTGCATCAAGCATGATGGGCACGGTCAGCGCAGTGGCGAAAAGGAGCAGGAGTGCTACAAATATCCAGCGCTTCATGTGGTGCCTCCGCATGGTTAAGCGTCGAATGAGTGGACGTCCAACGTGCTGTTGTCATCTGTAAGGATGGTTGCTCCATTACCCCACAAACGTATCGGGGCATAGAGTGCCCCCATTGTGATATTACCGTCTGTATCTTTGGTAACTTCACACAACAGAACTGGCCACATTTCAACAGTTTTTTCCCATTCATCGTTAGTTACTGCCTTTGAGATAGCGGGATCTTTGTAGATGCCTTTATCATTGGTGCTGAAGTAGTACAAATGACGGTGGTAGTATTTCGCAGGGATTCGAGTAATTTCTTCGCCGACGGCCTTCACTGTGTGGTCTGCGGTAATGTCTGCAGTCATAATCGCAGCGCCCGCATCAACAAGCATAATCACAAATGGAATTTCAGCCGGCATACCAAACGCAACGTTAATATCGCCAACTATAATCCCTCCAAACCCTGCAAGTGCTGTGCATGTATAAACTTCTCCGTCAAAATAAACTTTCACGGCACTTCCCGCTTCTGGGGTGAACAATGCTTCAATCGACGCACCCTCCGCAGTCGGCGTAAACGTCTGCTCAGGGATAACGGTTACAGGGGTTGAATAAAACGGCTTATTCCTGATGAAGTCCGGCTTTGTCTCATCCGTCTGGTTCCAGTCGGGCTGGACGAACGGGCCACCACCGCCGCCGCCCGTGCCACCGTCTTCATCGCACTCGCTTTTGAGCTTCCAGCCGCTGACGGTATACACATATTCATTGTCCGTTGCGCTCACAGTAGCCGTGCTGCCAACACTGCACCGGGGCAAGTCCTTCACGTCTTCTTCGTCATGCAGCAGAAAGTGCTTCACATAACCTAATTGGCATGGACTCCACTCCCGCTTGATTTCCTTTATAGCCATTTTCTATCACTTCTTTCGTTGCACAGTAAAGGGGAACGGTTCATTTACCGTCCCCCTTGCTATTTGCACTTACTTCACAGTAAGTTGATTATCGCTTACGTTTCAGAAAGCGTCACATCGCATTGATTTCTGCATCTACAACAGCCACGCGCAGCCTGTACCAGTTGAGCATCTGTGCAAGGTTTGACGCGCTGGTGCTGGGGATAGTAGGCCATTTCCGCGCATCCTCATCGAGCACCTGAGACGGAATCCCTGCCGTGTAGTTGGTCAGCTTGTTGGTGATGCTGGCTTCAGACAATGCTCCAGCGCGAAGTGCGCTATACCTTGCTTTTAGCGCATCCTTCTTGTGCGTCTTGATGAGCTCCATCGCCCGGTGTACGGATGCGTAGCTCGCAAAATTGGGATAGGTGGTGTCTGCGGTCACGAAACTCTTGCCATCCCATTGCAGACCAAAGGTGCTATCCATGTCGTACCCAGTGAAGAACCACTTCACACCATCGTATGTGGACAGAAGATAATTCTTATAGGTGCAATCGTGCGCAGCCGTCAGAACAGTCTGGATATAATGGTCGATCACGCTGTCCCAGTCGAGATACTGTGCTACGGTGGTGTCAATGTCAGAGCCGTTGGAATTGATGACGGCGGACAGCATCCGATTCAGACTCGTCAATGCCCAATCGGTATTATTTTCGTCCGTGATGTATTCCACCTCAAACGCCGTTCCGAGCGTGGTTTCGAGCGTCTTGAAACCATCTGCATTCGGCTGCGCCTTGCCTTCGGCACACAAGATGCATTCCTGCGTACCGCTACCCATGCCCAGCATCCAGCCGTCCTTCGGGATGTTCCAGGTATACAAGCCGTGGAACTCGCCGTTCAGCATGATGATGCAAGGGAAGCCATCCACCGCGCCGCCGTTCGGGAGAGAATAGCGGCGATCATCGCTTGAGACTGCCGACTTGACCAGATCACCCCAAATGGACGCGCACATCAGGTTTCGGGCATGAGTGTGGTCGATGAAGTTAGCCTTGAGGCAATACTTCTTCTGCGCGCCCCAGCCTTCTTTAGCCTCGAAGGCATTGTCAAAATTGATGGTGTAATTCTTCTTCGCGTAATTCAGTGAGGAAGAACCTTGCCACTTGACCGATGCAGTGCCAGACCGATCACCATACACATAGGAAAGATCAACAGCATCATCCTTTGTCATGCCCGTGGTGTCACCAGTCAGATACAGCATAGGCATGCCATAGGCAGACCAGTCAACAGCGATTCGCCTTCCTACTGCTTTGTCGATAAGCTCGCCAACAGATTGACGCACCGACGCTGTAATCACATTGCCTGCATCGGCGTAGATGTTATTAACGCCATTATAGGCATTCAATGTGGTCGGCAGGGAAACCCCGGAAATTTTCTGACTGACATGAGGCTCGTAATCAGTCGCCACCTCTCCGCTTTCAAGCTGTATGGTCACAACGGAGTCTATAGAAAGCCCGTTGTACTGCGTAAAAAACGCCCACATTAGTTCTGTCTTGGTGAGCGTGAACGTCTTCGAGTAGTTGCTATCGCTATTAGTGCTGAGAGAAACGATCAGGCTTTGATCTGCATTAAGCAACGTAAATTCAATGCCTGCCACAAGGCCGTCAGCCGTGACTTGATACGTTCCGGCAGGGAGGTGAAAGGCGCTTGCTTTCGGAATATAATCAGGCCACGAGTCCTCATACGCACTGCCTTTTACTGTCACGGAGCCATCATCGTTTGTCGTGTAGGTAACTCCAGAATAGAATGTGACACCGTCAGCCTTCCGGGGAATAATATTCTTGCCGCAATGTACAAGCGTCACCGTTTCGCTGGTTTCACCATCAACAACTATGTCGTTACCCTCTTCGCATTTCAGCGTGAGCAACGTTCCAGATACCGTTGTAGTCGTGCCACCGGAGATGCCGCCCTCTTCCTTGAGGTTCTCAATCTCCTCAGAAAGTGCAGCTACCTTCGCTGTCAGGCTTTCGACTTCGCCACATTCATTGCTGTGCTTCCACCCGTCAGCAGTGTAGACATATTCGTTATCCGTTTCAGATACCGTTGCGATACTGCCCACACAGCAGTCAGGCAAATCCTGCACATCGCTTTCATAATGCAACAGGAAGTGTTTCACGTATCCCAACTGACACGGACTCCATTCCCGTTTCAGTTCCTTAATAGCCATCTTGAATCATCCTTTCTAACGCCACAATCAACAGGAGCTTACTCAATCGGCACGTCCACGGTGATGATCAAACCGTTGCCAGACCCGGCAAGGGAGAATCTGATGAACTCTGCGTCCTTGACTCTGCTTGTGATGCCAGGGCCAACCCAAGTACCAGAAGAACTTTCCGGGTTTACAATGGGTGCGAGCTTGTAATAGCTGCTACCGAGCGTCTCCAGCGTGTAGAAAGTGGCAAGCATGTTAGCTTCAGTTCCGCCACCCTTGATCTGCGGATACAGAAGCTCCTTGGACGCGCTGAAGAACAGCATTCTACAGTTGCTAACCTCGTTCCAGTCCGCACCCTTGATGTAAATCGTGCCGGGGACACCAGTATCGGGTACAGAATACGGAATCAGGCCAGTCGCAACATAGCCAGTCGCTGCGGATTCGTAGGGACTATCCGTAGACAGACGATAATCATTCTTGTAGCCGCTGCCGTTATAGACCGCCGTGCTGTCCATAGCCTGTGCGGTAGGCACAAGGTTGTTTTCGTTGTCCGTGCCGCCGGAATCACCGCCGCCAGTCGCTACCGCTGTCGCGCGGATGGTAATAGCCCCCGTAACTTCAGCGATGGTAACTTTGCCGTTTGCATAGGCCGTTGCAGTGATGTCCGTGCTGCCCATGAACACCTCAACCGTGTCAAGCGTGTATCCAGCATTTGCAGTCAGCGTGGTCGTGTACGCCGCGCCGCTAACAACACTCGCCGCAGTATTGTTGCTGGTGACATTAGTCAAGAGCATAGCAACCTTGTACAGGACAGTATCGCCGGAATATACAAGCGTTCTATCGATGCCAGCGCCGCAGCGCAGTGCGTAGATCACGCCATTCTTCCGGTCGATGATCACAGCCGTGTAGGCGGTATCCGTTGCAGTACCAGCCGCTTTGGAATACACGATCGGATTACCGCTCGTATCAAACTCGCCCCAGTATGCGTTGTTGCTGTCTTTGCCGTATTCGTTATCTCGTCCGGGGTATCCGTTGGGGATCGTGATGGACAAAACGCCGTTCGTACCGTAGTTTGCTGCCTTGTAATTATGGATATGTCCATGCAGATGACAGATCAGCTCACCCTGCGCGTTGGTGAAGTCATACGACACAGAACTCGCCGTTCCCGACTGCTTGCCCTTGAATGCGTCAAGGATCGTCAGGATAACCGTTGCAGCTCCCGCAGACGTGTCAAGCGGATGATGGCCCATCGCCACCACACCCCAGCCAGCCGGGACAGCCTTCAGCGTATCAACAAGCCATTTCACCTGCGCCGTGGTTACGCCGTAATCGGATGAATAGGTATCGGTGATATCAGCGGTATTAAGGTAGATCACCCGGATTTGCTGCCGCTCGTAGTCCACATAGCCATACATGCGGTGCAGATTATCGTAATCCATGACCGCCTTGTCGGTTGTGTTCGCGCCGATATAGGCGTACAGCTCATCCGCCGTCAGATAGCTGCTATTCGCACCGATGCCCCTATGGTCGTGATTGCCGGGAACCCAGATTTCATGCTCACCCTTTGCAAGGTTTTCTCGCAAGTAGGTAAACGCGAACTTGGTTTCTTCTGCGGTGGACGTGGACGAACCAAACGCAATATCGCCGAGGATCGCAATGCCATCCACCGGAACCCGCTTGCAGATTTCATTCATGCCCTGCGCCAAATGCAAAGTGGCGGTCGTGCTGGTCGCGTAGCTCTGCAGCGTGTGGATGTCGCTTGCGCAAAGCAACACAAGGCTCTGAGAAGTACGCGCTGCATTGATTGCTTCTACGACTCTTTCCGCTTCCTCCACGACATAGGCAGGGACAACAGCCGCACCGCCGATGCTGTCCAGTTCCTTTTCAAGGGCTTCAACGTCCGCTGCATTTGCCGGAGTGTACCCCAGCGCAGTCTTGATGCTTGTAGCAGTCACGGTAGCAGCGCCAGTGCCGCTCAACGCCTTGCCTACAGCTTCGTCAATCTGTGCGCCTGTGTATTTCGATACATAATTCGCCATTCTTATCAGCCCCCATTTACATGTAGTACAGCGCCCTCTACCGTGTAGAACACGCTACCGTCATATGTATAGAACACATTGTCCTCAGTAGGCACAGAAGGCTCAGAAGGGGGAATATACTCCCCATCATACATAGACGCATATACAAAGCCATTGACGATGCGCACAGTCATATTCAGACCGTCTGCCTTGCTAATCTTGATTGTCAGCCTGAAACGTCCTCTATACACATAGCAATCAGCGTCAAGCGTCACATACGCCTGATTTCCAGACGTGCTGCCAGCCAGCTCTACCACATCCCCGTCCGGCCTTGTGAAGTATCCTGTCACCGTGCAGCCAGTCAAAGCAACAGCAGACCCATCTGCATACACATTCACGCCGAATCTGTTTGCGTTGCTATCCTTTGTAGCAATCAATGCGCCGTGTTGCTCCGTCTTCAATGGCCTGGTTAGGTCAATGTTGACGATGTTTTTACGCACAACCTCGCTCATATATCACACCACCCCTTAATCGCTCTTATATGCCCCTTAATACGTCCATTTCTTTTCGCTGATATATTTCTCCAACCCATAGCGCATAGCGTCCATAAGGTGGTTAAAATCATCAACAGGCACGTTAAGCATATTCCCGAATTTATCCTTGTCCCATGTGTAGTTGCTGATCTCCGTGATGAAGTTTACACACCGGGGATGGATAATCAGCTCCAGGTCTTGTATCCACTGGATGCCGTTCTTTATGCTGTCCTTGCCCTTCTTTGCTGGCTTCATGCGCAGCCCTAAAGAGTTAAGCTCGTCTATGCTCTTTGGTTCTGCACAGTCTGCCGTGATACGCTCCTTCGCATAGCCCATCTGCTTGATATTGTCGGCTATCTTCTTGTTTGACAGCCCCTTCTCGTACATTTCATCGAACACAAAAAGCCGTTTCGCGTCCTTGTCTAACAGGCCACAAAACAGCGCGGAAGGGTCGTTTGTATAGCCGAAGTCAAGACCGAAGACAGCGATAACGTCCGGGTTTGCTTTCTGGAATTCGGGGCTTTTATGGTCAAAGGCTTCTTCCCGCCATTTCTCATAGATAACGCCCTCGCTAACACCCCAACCGCCTAAACCAGCTACAGCATAGCGCCTAGGGTTGCGTTGGCGCATATCCTCAAACACCCTGATATCTGCATCGTCTAGCCATTCATTGCACATATAGTTTGTTGTGATAGCTAGGATATCTTCGCTAGGCTCTGCATCGAAGAAGCGTTTCTTCAACCAGTGCCTTTCATTCCAGGGGTTAAAGGTGATAGTCCATTGCTTGAATAGCCCTTCAGGTACTTCACCTCGGATAGACTCGTCCAGCACGTCGAAGTCTTCTTCGTGCATAATCTCATATGCTTCTTCAAGCCATGCCCAGCACAATACACCAGTATCAACAGTGATTGACGTTACCTTCAGGGGATCATCAAGCCCGCGAAAGTAAATCTTTTGTCCTGTAGGGGTGTATGTTGCCTCTAAAGGGTTTAGCTTAAAGTCCCACCATGCATCTACACCCAAACGACGTACAGCCCATCGCAATTCAGTAAAACAGCTATCTTTGAGCGTTCTGCCAGTCTTACGGATAACAAGCAAGTTAGCCTCGGGATACTTCATCATGTTGACGATATACCAAAGAGCCGTTGTCTTGCTTTTCTTGCTTGCACGGCTGCCCTTACAGACTCTATAACGCCCCTTAAACCGCCAGAAAGTGCCGTACCCCTTGCCCACTACATCGGGAAGGCTGATTCTGTTTACCTGGCTTTGATTGTTAGTCCGCAAGGCTATCATCACCCGAAATAACGACAGGGATAGCTCCATCGACTTTCAGCTTATCAGCATACAGGCCGTATCTCTTGCCCAATAGCTCTGCTGCCTTTAAGCGTTCCTTTTCGTCTGGTGCTTTCTGTACTTTCCTTGCTTCGGACATATAATCGCCTATACTTTCAACGACTACAATTTCCGAAGAGCTTTCACCACGAAGAACAGAAGTTAAATACTTCAATACCTCATCCTGGTTAGCGATCAAGGCTTTTTCCTTCTCTGCCATGCGGTTTTGGATGTACTCTTTGACATTAACATTCGCTAATAGCCTCGACGCTTGCTCATTTGCTGTCTTTTTGCTATAACCAGCACGAATTGCAGCTTGTGTTCCATTTAGGTCAATCAGATATTCATCTGCAAATGCTTTTTGTTTTTCAGTCAGAGCCATTGTTTGCACCTCTTTTCTAACTGTCCCCTTCATTCCCGCCAATGAGGAGGATAATTCCCGAAAGCATATGATCGTTGACTATTGCTGCCCTTCAATAGCCAAAGAATAGAGATGATTTATCTCTGCTTTCACTACCAATATACTAACAATATATATTTACTATATTATTAGTCATCTTTACGCCTCCGGCAGGTCATCCTTTTTTTCTCCGTGCTTTACTTCGTAAAACACTCGAAAAAAACGATACAAATAAAAAAGACTATTAGTTTTATAGATATATCTAAATATCTATTACTAATAGTCTTTTTATTTATTATCCTTGGGCTGCTGCTCTTCGGCAGTCTAATAATAACATAAAAGCGTTTTGCAGTTCACTGCAGTTTCATGAATTTTACTGAAGTAGTTGCAACTAACTTTTATATTGTAACAAGTCGCCGGGCTGGCAGTTGAGCAAGCGGCAGATGGTTTCAATGGCTGCCCAGGATACCAGGTCGCCACGTCGTAGCTGTGTCATGTATGATTCGCCTAATAGCTTTTCGTTTCGCAGTCTGGTAGAACTATATCCGGCCTCCTTGAGGGCTTCCATCACATTGAACTTGTAAATGATCGGCATTTGTCGCGCCTCCTTCCCAATATTGATTATATCCTAAAACACCACTAAATTCAAGTGTCATGTTGCACAATATTTAACACTAATCTTTGGTGTTTTCGTCAATAGACAACACCAATATTTAGTGGTATAATAAAGACGTAATCAAGGGAAGCACAAAACCCAAACGACATAAAGAAAAGGAGCAAGAAACAATGAAGCGCGAAATCAGCATGACCAACTACACTAAGGAAGGCCGCACCTGGAAGGAATCCTACACCAACAACAACCCCGCTGACGTTTACGAGTCTCTTTCCCTGGCTCTCATCGCCAAGAAGATTCACTCCTGCTCCTACATCAAGAGCATCAAGCGGATCAGCAACTACGACGGCACCCAGACCATTACTGTTAACTATGATAACGGCGTTAAGACCGTTTACATCGTAGCCAACCACTAACAACCCGCCCAAGGGCGTTAATGCAGCCACTGACGGTCACAAGCCCGTGTAAATGCAGAGTGACGCACACTAAAACAAATGGAGGATACCAGCAAATGAAGATTGTTTATATGGATGCATGGTATTACAACCGTGTCATGACCGGACGGCCCATTAGCTATCAAGGCCATTTCTACCGTGGGCATTCAATCGACGGTGTGCGCTTCATCGAACGTGCCAAGCTCAACAGCAAGCGCGTTAGCAAGCCCAATTCCTGCCGAGGCGGTTACTCTTCCGACTATGCCGAATGGGAGCAAGTCGAACTTCGCAGAGCGTAACAGAAAGGATGATACAACAATGACAACGTATGAAGCCATCAAAGTTAATGGGAAGTGGTATATCCAGTCTCTTTCCATCTGCTTTAAGCCTATTCTGATCTTCGGCCAGGAGTACAAGAGCAAAGCCGCCGCAGTGAATGCCGCTTGTGATATGACCGGATTTGTGCACACAATCCCCCATGAAAAACAAGGCTACCTTGATTGGCTGGCAAGCTACAAGGCGCGAATCCTCCGCGAGAATCACGAAATAGCCGCGAGAGCATAAACCCCGCCAGCCGCCGCCGGGCTGACAATCAGACGGTAACGAAACGCCTTTAGCCCGAGCAAGTAAACCCGGCCAGGGACGAACCGCAAACGATCCCCGCGCCGCGTGACGCTGCACAAACAAGCGATATGAGGCGAATTCCCTCTCGACCCTACGACACAAAGAAAGGATATAGCCCCATGCAGAAATTGACATATGACAAGTATATCGAGCTTGACGCGACTATCCCCCATGAGCAGGAAAGAAACCTTCTGCAAGTCAAATACAACGCCAAAACCGGATGGTATAAGCTATTCGGATATTGGGCCGGGAAGCGCATTAACATTGACGCGCCCGACTTTCCCCGCCTGATGGAAGCAACAAAGAAGAATTACAATTTGCAGTTACCCCGCCGAAAAGACTTCATTTTCTGCCACCAGTTCAAACACTGCCGATTTGCCATGATGCAAGGATATATTCCCGGATATAGCTGCATGATTGATGTATCCGGTTTAGTTGTGAAAAGGAGTTGATATTATGACCACCCGCGAAAAGCTGATCCTTATGCAGGACATCAAGCGCAAGAATGATATTTCCTGGAGCAGGTACGCGAAACAACCCCGCCGATACTGGAGCTGGGAAGCGGACGTAAAAAAGCCCCTGAACCCCTTTGACAGCTTCGGCGTGAAGTGTGCATGCCTGGTCTGCTTCCCGGTTTTGCTTGTTCTGTTTGTAATGATGGCAGGATAAAAGAAAAGACGGCATTTAGCCGTCTTTTTGTATATGTATTTTAAGCCCCATTTTGCCCCTTCTCAACCCTTCCAGCTTCGGACGAGCATTTATCCGTCAGAAGGTCTGCAAAGGCTACAAGCGCGTCTCCGTGCAGGGAATACGTTTGTCTTTCTCCCTTGTCAATCTCCGCAGCAATCACCGCGAACGAATCCCCCAGCATATACCGCCGATATAGGATGGTATAATGCACATTGTCTTGCAGCTTGTTCAATAGGGAATTCGCCTCTTCCTGGAGGTCAACGTAATAATCTATCTGCTGATTGATTGCACTTCTAAGGTCAGCGATTTTAGCTACCGCATCCCCGACTTTATCATGATTGCCGCCACCGCTCACGATATCCTGTTTTAACGTGGGCGTTATCCTTGTGGCCTGCTCAAACAGATCATCAATCTTATCCTGCATGGCATTGATCCGCGCATCGCATTGCGCAAGCCGTTGCAAGTAGGCTTTCGCCCGTCTTGCTTTGGTTTTTGTTTCTGACATTCCTTCACCCCCTTATACCTCATCCAGTCCGCGCAGCCTCCAGTTGCGCTTACTGTCCTTTTTCAGGTTTACGCAATAGCCGCCAGCCTTTGAACGTTCCGCAATTCGTCCGGCTGTTGCTTCGTCAATCTCCAGCAGCTCAGGCAAAGTCTTTTCGCTGCTAATGATTGTAGTCAAACCAGGATTTGCATACCTGTGATTGATGATTTCAAAAGCGACGTTAATATCGCCCGTTGTCGGTCTGGCTTGCTTGTCGTGGGATTCGCCAACTTTGAAAAGGTCATCTATGTAAAGCACGGGAACCGTCTTCAATTCCTGCATGATTTTTGTATATTCGGCTTGTTCATTCACAAGGGCCTTAATACGGACGATTTCATCACGCCAGAGCATATATCGGGCTTCCATGCCTTGCCGGATGTA